GATCGTTACCTGAGAATCCATCTATCTGATAATCGAACAATAAATCCCTGACTGTCTTTTTATCATTACCGATATATAGCGCATTATCGTTAATAACTATCGGAGCAACAGAGCACGATCCGTTATATGTGTGCGTTTTTAAATTTAAATTAGTCGGAGTTATCGGAGATCCATCAGGATTAACAGCTATCTCCGAGTTCTCGGTTAATAAAATCATTACCGATAAATCGAGTATATGCTTAATAGGATTAAACTTTTTGTTAGCTGCGCGGAACTTTAACGTCTCGTTATCTTCTGCGCCACCAGTCATAAAACCAGAATAATCGCCTGTCTTGCTACCCCAAATAGTCTCTTTCTCTGTATTAGTATTAGCGAAAAAACGTCTCTGTTGAGCGTAAGAAACGCAAGATGGATAATTGTCTGACGAATTAAGGCCAGTAAAAGACTCCGGCGGCCTTACCGAAAAATCAGGAGTATAACCAATATCTGAAAAAATTAGAGTGTTAGAAGATCCGATAAAACCATACTGAGACTGAGACGAATCTTTACGATAAATATTATAATAGAGCGCATCGCCAGTAGATGTCCACTCCACCTTATTCCAGTTAGTAGTATCTAAAACAGCGTTACCATTAGCAATGCTGCACTCTCCGGCAGCTATCAAAACAGACTCGCGTCCGTTAGTATCAACAGTCGTTATCCCATAAGAGTATCCGATAATGCCAGCAGCCCCAACAAACGCAACAGTAGATGTCGCTATCTCTGCGGCTGTCTCACCTGACAAACTTGCCGTTGCAATAGCCCAGCTTGTATCGCTAGCTCTGCTTAATTCTTTTATCGGATAACTCGGATGTGTGAGAGTCATCACATCAACCGATTGAGCGTACTGTATATCAAACAGGTCGGCCTCTGCGTATGTGGTAACTATTTTAGTCACCTTGCTAATAGTTCCGTATGTGGTAACAGCCGCAGGAATATAAACATAGTCTGCTGGTAAATTTTCTAGTTCTAGTTCATTTGTCGCCGCATTAACAGCCACAACTCTTACCATTAAGCCATTAACTATATTTCCAAAATCTCCACCAAAATCATTAAACATGATATAATCGTCAGCCGCATAAGAATCCGCACCAGAATAATAACACAAAAGATTGTACGGAGACACTCCCGAAAAACCAAAATTCGTCACATTCTGCGTATTACTCGTTACATACGCGCCATTTTTCATAACCAATATTTCATTCTCAGCAAAAACAAGGGCGTACCTTGCCCCGACTCCGGCATCGAACGGAATAAGCCTAGATATATTCTTCGGCGCATAATCCAAATACTGAGTACCAGCGCGATTTTCAAGGCCGCCCTGCTTCTTCGGGATAAAATTTCTTATTAGTTTTGCGCCAGTATAATACTTATTAAAATCAACCCTTGCGTGTAACGCAGGATCTAGCTCACCAGCCGAAAACGCTCGCTGTGAAACTGTGCTCATCTATTAGTCCTCGCCGTATATAACAGACTCAGCCGATTTCTCTGACTTCTCTTTTGATAACTCCAAATCAACTATTTGCAAGCTCATCGACATTTCTTTTTCGTCGCCCTTAACTTCTTCTGCCGAAACAGACATAACCATCCCGACACCTTTTACGTTAAGCTTCTCGCCGATCTTGCACTCGCCCAGACCTAATTTTTTATAAGTCTCTGAATCAATATGCAAGCGCAAGCCATACGGATAATTAGGTCTTTCTAAAACCGAGTCCTGAGCTTCTTCTTTTTTCTCCATCTCGGATAACTTCATATCAACCATTAAACTCTCACTCTCTCAAATTCGGAGTCGTAAACGACACCTGTTGATTTCTCGTTAATAGCGTTAGCCTGTGCTTTTGAAATCTCTTTCAAATATCCGGCCTCGCAATACTCTTTCATCTTAAACGGATCGCCAGCCGTTAAGCTTGGCGCGATATACATACCTATTCGATAACTAAGAGCCATCTTAAAATCAGATGGAACTTTCTCAAAATTAGTTACCATCTTTGTATATTCGATAACAGCGTCCTCTTGATTAGTCATTATCAACTGACCAGTAGTATCGCTCTGGATCTCAAAATCAATATTCTCGGTATAAGTAGTTACGTTAACGCCAGATAATATTTTTCTGATAAAATAACAGTCCGGCGGATAACGATACGAAAACAACCAGTCAGTAGTCGGCTCTTCCTCAACCAAATTAACCGCAAAAGTTCTGGTTAAAAACGGCCATGGGAAGTCTCTCACTGTTTGTTCTAAACAAGTATCCCAGAATCTTCTAATCGCTTTAGCCTCTCTCGATTGCTCAGTAGAAAGATCAGCTATCTCAACAGTTGCCCCAACATGGCCGAGTGCTAAATTGGCGATCTCTGTGTTATAAGCCATTACAAAACTCCATAATATAATTGTAAATAAGGGGCGACATAAGTCACCCCTTAAAATAAAAACTTGGACTAAATTACGTCAGCTTCGGCGTTGCCCTTAGCTATTTCTGCAACATTTTCAGCATGGTCTAAAACTTCCTGTGCAACCTCATGTTCGTCCATCTTAACCATCCATTTATCTGAAAATTGGCTAGCGGCTTTAATGATTTCCACTTTCTTTTCTTTAACCATCTTTCCGGTTTTCTTGTCTTTAACATCGACAAAAACGATCTTCTTTTTGTCGATAAGTTTAAAAACAGAATCTTCGGGCTGTCTGCGATCATTGTAATATCCAAGTCTTGTAGCCTTGACTAACATAATTCACATCGCTTTCTATTAAGAAATAACTACTGCGTCAGCGTAGTGTGGCACTTTTTCGTATTGTTCGGTCACATAAGCGCTTACCTCGCCAGCGTCGATAGAGCCTGACTTGGTGTAATATAAGCGCATATATCGCTCAGAGATATTGCTCGGATAAATCGGAGCAATAATCTGTGATCCTGCTGCCGCCGTGGTAAAAGCACCCAAGGCTTGCGCATTGGTAGCTGAACCGAAAGCCTCATCATTATCAGTCTCTAACTTAATGGTACAAGTACCAGTGTTAGTCAAAGCCTCTGTAACAGTGATTACGATATAAAGCGGAACGCCAACAGCTACGTTACGAGCAGCGCCTAAATCAACTACGTTAGTTGATGCGGCTGATGCCGTATGTATATCTTGTTCGTCTGAAAATTGTAAGTCTGCATCTAAAATCATTTTGTTCTCTCTTTCTTTTATTTAGTTATTATTAAGATACTGTTGCTTCGGTTTCTAACAACGCATCAACGATTTTTACAGGGATGCCTCGGAACGAGTAAACAGCTTTACCATCAACTACTGCGTAGTCTAACGCGCCACCAGCTACAACGTCATCTCGGCGCTGAATATCAAGATATTCAAACACTGTGCGATTCATGTAGAATACACAACGCCCCATGTTTTTGTTAAAGATGCGGTGAACAGCTTTAATCATGTAGTTGGTTAAATCTGCACCAGATCCTGCAGCAAGGCTAGAAATGTCGATGTTGCAAATACGGACTACATAACGCCAGTCTTTTAATGCAATACCCAAATCCCAGTTAAACTTGTCTTGGTAAACGCGCATACGAGCGCCAGTTACGCCACCAGCATTTTCGATGGTCTGTTCGCCCAAATCTTGATGCTCGATACCAGCCTTAGAACCTTTTGGATAAACACCATGAACAGTGTTCTCGCCCCAGCAAACTAAAAAGATTGATGAGTTGTCAGAACTAGCTCCACCAGCGTTGATGATGTTTTGTCCGTTACCAGCAGATAAGCTAGAATAACGAATTGCCAAACCGTTAAATTCTTCCGGAGCAGTTGCGCTGTTTCCGTAGAAAATAGTTTGCGCAGCTTCTTGATTCATCGCCTCAAGAAACGCTTGTGCTTCTGATAAGCGATAAGCTTTTTCGTTACCAGACAACTTAGCAAGCTTAACATCACACTCAGACCATGCTTCCAACATACCGATACCCTCTTTAATTTGAGCAGTAGTCGATTTGCTTGGCTGGACGCCTTGATTGATATTACGCCAGTAAACAGATGGCAAACCAGTTCGCACAGTAGTCACATGAGATGTCATCTCATTTGCTTCCTTGAACGGAATATCCATCAAAATTTCATTTGTTTGAGCCAATAATTCTACGATCTTTGCAATCTTGCCATCTGGATCTAATCTTTTAGCAACATCTAAAAGATTGTTTTTTGTACCTAAAGTAGCCATTTTAACACCTTTCGCTCCCTAGTTATGGGAGAAGAAAATTTTTTAATTTAAAATCTAAGCTAGCACCATGCTAACTCGATTTCTGGTCGGGACCATAAAATAGTTCCCAATCTTGCAGCTTTGGCGCAACCGCATTTTTCGGCGCTTGCACTAGCGGCTTTGAGTTCATAGCCTTACCCAGCTTCGCAAATCCTCTGAAAAGCGAGGGATGATTTCCAAGCCCTGACTCGTTCAACAGTTTTTTAAACTCAGGATCGAAATAGTCAGACAAAACTTGCTGAGATGCTTTCAAATCCTCGTCGAATGTTTTAGAGCTTTTGATCTCTTTTAACCATGTCTCTGACTTGGCTTTGAGATCGGCATTTTGTTTTTCGGTCACTTTTGAAATAAGAGCGCCTCTCTCGTCTAGCAACTTCTGAGCAGACTCTTGAGTTAACTTGTTTGCTTTTGCAAATTCGGTAATCTCTTTTACGTCCTCATCTGTTAAGCTAGAACCCTCTGCAACAGCTAATTTTATTTCACTGTCGTCCGACTGAGCAGCTTCTTTTACTTCTTTAGTTTCCTCTGTTTTGGTTTCGACTTTTTCTTCGGGCTTACTTTCTACCTTAACATCCTTGTAGACAGGTATTGTCCGTATCTGCAACATTATTATTATAGTTTTGTGTTGAAGAACTTGACGGAGAAGGTGTACCATTAAAGTTAAACGTATCAACGTTTTCTCCACTTTGTGCCCCATACACTGTAGTATTACCACAATCAAAACCTGAATTAATTGTTACAGAACCTGTAACAGTACTCGCTAAATCACCTACCCATTGAAAGTATACGGTTACATTAGTATCAACATTAATTGGATTTGATGAACCATCAACAGCCCTTACTGTAACCTGTACTGCACCTCCACCAGCGGCTGATTGAGAGCCGCAA